AATAAAAAAAGCTCAATATTTCTATTGAGCTTTAATCGTCGGGATGAGTGGACTCGAACCACCGACCCCCTGAACCCCATTCTAATTAGTTTATCACTTTCTTTATTTAATTCAAACTTTATTAACGAACCAATCCGAACCAAAAAAGAAAGGATAAATAATAATAAAATGTATATAGCATTTCAATCCAGCACTAAAACATATTGGATATTTTTTAAAAATCCAATTACCAATAAAATGAATAGAAGAAATACGCATACCGGAGATGAAGAAATTGCAAATTCAATGCTGAATAATTTTGTAATACCAGAAAATTTAAAAGAAGAAAGCAAAGCAACAAATTTAATGTTAATTGATAATGCAGCAATAAGTAAAATAAAGTATAATATCAGTTTAGAATCTGCATATGATAGGATATATAAGCATTATTGTAGTTCTGGTAATAAAAATAATATATACGATGTAAATTACACTTTTAATAATTTAAAAAAATTTTTTATAAAGCAGTTAAACGAAACAAAAAGAACTTTAACCTTAAATACATTAAGTCCTCTTGATATTGAAGATTATAAGCAGTTTCTACTAACTAAAAATACTGAAGCAACTGTAAACCATCATTTAAGAACATTTAAAAGTTATTTAAATAAATTGAAATTTTGGGAGTTGATTAATACAGATATAGCAGATAAGATAAAATATTTTAAGGATTGCGAAAAAGAAAGATTAAATTTTAGTGATGCTGAAATTGAACTGATTTTTAGAACCTTAAAAAAAACAAATAATACATTATATTATAATGTTTGTAAATTCGCACTTTTAACAGGGATGAGAAGTGCTGAAATTTTAAATCTTCAGTGGTCTGATATTGATTTTATTAATAGAAAAATAAAGGTAATCAATAAAGCAAACTTTAAAACAAAAACAAGAAAGATTAGATATTTACCTTTAACAAATGATTTATTTGCTATGTTAAATGAAATGTATTCAAAGGATAAATTTAAAAACTATGTATTTAACTGTAAAGCCGGGACACAACTAAACAAATGCTATACAAAAAGTAGTTTTTCAAAATTAAGAAAGAAAATAAATTTGAAAAGTTCAGTTTCATTTCATAGTTTCAGGCATACATTCGCTACAAACTTTTTAAAGTATGGTAATATACACCAATTAATGGTTGCTTTAGGACATTCAGATATAACAACAACCCAAATTTATACTCATAGCAATTGTGATGACCTTCTTGATACTTTAAATCAAATGAAAATTGCTATTTGAGTTTTAAGACAAAACAATTCTTTATTTTAAGGAAGGTAATTTAATACCTTCCTTTTTTATTGCTTCTATTTGTTTTTTTAGTCTATCAATATCAATATCATTGGCACTATTAACATAAACAGGTATATTTACATTATAAATATATTTTGCTTTTCCATACTTTATTGAAATGAGTTTTGAAAATATAGGATATTTTTCTTTTATCTTTTTTATTTTAGTTTCAAAACTACCTTGTGCTATACTTGAACCATTAATTTCATTCCATTCATCTGCACTTAAACCATCTTCATTAGTAATTTCAATTTTTCTAACTTCTTCTTGAACTTCTTTTTTTTCTTTTTCTGATAATGTGCCTATATCGGAAAAATCTCCAGCATCAGGATATTTTATTTCTTGTTTTGGTTTATAATGACAAAATATTGCTATTAACAATTTTTTTTCTTCTTGTGTTAATTCATCCATTTCAGTTTGTTTATAAAAAAAGAAATTAGAATATTTAATAATTAATATTCCTTTATTCTTATTTATATTTAATTTTTCATTATTAATTCCGATAATAAATTCTTCTATTATATTAAATGTATCTTCATATACTGCTATTATTTTTTCATTAATCCTTTGCATTTCTATAAGACCTTTTATTAATTCTAAATTTTTCTGTTCATTATTATTGTCATTTATTAATTCATTATACCTATCCAATGTAATACTTACAAATTCACCCTGCCCTTTTTGATTTACAATTTCCTTCTTTATGATTTTACTGCTGTTTTTCTTTTGTTTTATTGTGCTTTTCATAAATAATTAGTCCATACCTTTCAGATACTTTTTTAATAAAAAAGATACGAAAAAGAACCTTCCTCAAAAGTTCTATTGATAAATTTCATTGATATATTACAATAGATTTTTTGAAAGTTCTTTAAAATAAAAAATAATTGAAATAGAAAAATCCAGTATGACAAAAAGCAATAAAATATATTTCTAAAAAAGGTATTCCAAAAGTATTAATGAATACTAAAAAGAACCTTTTGAAAACCTGACAATGGATAACATTAAAATTATTTTTACAGAGTTGATATTAAATAGTTCTTTAAGATAACAAAATAAGAAATACATTCATAAAATAAGATAGTCGTGAAAAACTATCAGAAAGGATATTCAAATGAATACCATAAAAACCAGTTCTAAAAAAGCAAGTGATAAGTCAAATGTAAGTAGCAAGAAAAAAGCAACAAAGAAGAAACAACTTTCTTTCTTTGAAAAGAAATGCAAAGAATTTTCAAAAGACAGAGATGTAATTGTAAATGAAATTTGGGAAACAACGAACAAACTTAATGAATTGCAAACCATAGCATATCATTTTGAGAAATTGTTCGGTTACAATTGGGAACAAAATGAAGAAAAAGAAATTCCCGAAGTTGACAAAGGTTTTTTAACAATTTCAGAAAATTTAATTGAATTTAACTGGGAATTGCAAAACATTGAACAACTTCATATTAATGTTAATGAAATGTTATCGGAAGAGTATTCAAAGAAATTTACTGAGAAACAAATTGAAGTGTTTGAAAATGCAATTGAAACACTAAATAACTATGTAAACTTTTATGATGACTTTAAACCGAGTGCATACGAAGAAATGATAGAAAATAAAAGTTCAGTTGTAGAAGAAATTGAAAGTTTAATAAAAGGACTTGATGATGTTGGCAGTGAACTTGACTGTATATCATTTGAATTGAGCGAGTAACACTGTTCATAAATATAAAAGTATAAATAAGAACTGTGGGTTTTTTTATATCATTCGCCCCTGACATAGATACTTTGTTGAAAGTATCTCAAGTTCTGAATAGTCAACACTTTTATATTTATTATTATCATAATGAAAATTGCTGTTTAAAACTTATTGTTCATCATTTTCAATATCTTTAACACTTTTATATTCATTTAACAAATGAGGATAAAAGTCTAAATGATTTTTATTAATTAAAAAACTAAATACTACATTACTGTTTAATAATTCATTTTTATTAATTAATGTTCGCATTTCTTCAAAACGTATACCTAAATAAAATATAATTATAACTTCACGTAACGAACAAGAATTAAAAAAGATTGAATTATAGAAATTATACTCATCGTTTAATTTTATTTGCTTTATCTTATCAATAAATAAAAAATAATCAGTAACAATTAACATATACCTTACTAAATTTTGATAATTACCATTGAATAAAGATATAAAAACTTTATTGATTCTATCTATTTCATCATTAAATTCAGTTAAAGTCTGATAATGCTCTCTAAATTCATCATATATTTTATCAAAAATATTATTTAGATATTGGGATTCAACTTCAGATAATTTTCTGTTTTCATATCTAACAAATTCTTCTTTTTTTTCAAGTAGTTTATAAAAACGATTATCATATAAATTACTTTTAGTCAATCTTTTTAATTGAGTAGTTTCTATCGTATATATAACAATTGCTAAAAAAGTTATTGACAAAACAAATAAAGTCGCTACTTCAGAATGTTTATTAGGATAGGAATACCAGATTATCACCCAAATAATTAAAAATGACAATATTCCTAAAACAAAATACCACTTATTTTTAAATAAATTATTCATTTCGTATTTTATAAGAAATTTAATTTGGTTTTAATTTACCTTGAGCAAATACATCATCACTGAAATCAGTATAGTATTTCATTCTTTCAAAATCCATTATTGATAATAATAAACTTCCATCTTCTTGTAAATAAGCACTTCTAAATTTATTTTCTTTAGACTGTTCAGATGCATTAAACATCCAATAAAGTCCTCCGAATGAAAATATATAAACCGGATATCCATAATCAATATTTTTAAACGGAGAAAACATTACACTATCACCTATCCTGTCACCCATCCTTATGATTCCCATTATACAACCATAATCATAATACCTTCCGGGATTTTCTTCAAGAACCATCTTTCTAATTATTTCTTCATCTTTTCCTAATTTTACTGAACAAAACATAATATGAGATGATACACTCGCTCTCCATAAAATTGATAATTGGAATAATTTAAAAGCCCTGTAATCAAATTTTTGCTTAAACAAAATCCCTTTATTATTAACAGGGTCAATATTTTTCAATAAACTCATAAAATTTTCCTTTACATATTTTTCGTTTTTTCCAATTAAATCTTCGCATTTTTTGCATAACAACTTTTCTTTAATTCCACTTTGCAAATAATAATTATTTTCATCTGGATTATCAGTCATAGCAATAAATCTATGTGGTTCATCATAAATTGGTTTATAAAATAATTCTGATATTATATGAGATTCACATAATTTATCCACTTCTTTTAAACACAATTTGCATTTCATTTTTAAATCCATAATTATTTCAAAATAATAAATATATTTTTTAAAAATCATTCCTTTTTATTTTACAGAATTATAGACATTGACAAAATTAATGAAATTTCATAGTTTTACAGAACCAACATATATTAATTAGACGGCAGATAATTAATATATAACTTCAAGCGAGTGCTAATATTTATTTTTTGTTTCAAAATAAACTTTTCAAGTTATATTTAATAAAAAATTATAAAATGAATATAATAAATTCCTATATTATTATACTAATAAACTTTTTAATTTTATTAACAATATTTCTAAAATTAATCTACTTTATAATAAAATTATTTTCAGTTTATCAATATAAAAAGAAGAAGAAAACAACAAAGAAAACTGCTACAATACTGTTTTCTTTCAAAGAAACTATAAAATTATTAAACAAAGAATAATAAAAAATTATGTGAATGGTAATCAAACATTCACCTTTTTTATTTTCAACAAAATAAATATATTTTTAGCGATTTTGAAACCAAACTGATATAATTTATGAAAAAAATGAACAAAGAAACGAAAGGTAATTTAAAAATTGAGGATGTATTAAGACAGACTTCCACTAATTTTTCTATAAACCGGGTCATAAAAGTTGAATTGAAACGAAATGACATATCAAAAATAATTGAACTGATTTCAGTTTCATATAAAATATTTTTAAAAGATTCTAAAAAGAAATTAGATTTTGATGAATATAAAGTTGATATTGAAGGATGGGATAATTCTCCGATTGAAGAATTGCAAATGGATATGAAAGTTGATTGTATTGAAAGAAAAGACAATCAACTTGAACTTATTAATCATTTAAAAAGTAATTTGAAACGAATAAAAAAGAATGATTTTGATTCTTCAGTTGATTTTTATTTATCAAAAAAAGAAATATTATACTTTATTGCAGATTTAAAACGAGATTCCGAACAATCAAATGATATGATTTCGTTTACAAAAGTTATGAATGGAATTGAAATTGGGGAATTTAAGCAAACTGAAGAAATAAAAGAAAAAGAAATTAAGAAATATAAAGAAATAATAGAAAATAATTCAAATCTAATATCCTATCTGTCAAATTTTCTATAAAAACTTTTTTAAATATTAAATATCAATTTTAAAATTAAAGATGCCACAATGCTACTAAATAAACCTATTAGAAATGCTTTTATAAAATCAGTGAAATTATTGGAAGATTGGTTTATAATAAAAATTAAATAAATATTTTGCTTTATATTTAGATAAAAGACTCCCCTGCGAAATTCTTTCCTTTTTCGCAAACGATTTTTCAATATATTCAATACCCTCAACATCCCTACATATATTTTTAGTTATTTGATTTATACTAAAAATGCTATATGTAGAGTAATAATTGAAAAATATTTTAACATAATTAGACAAAACCGAAAACATTACTTTTATATTGTCAATAAATATGTTTTTTACTTTTGCAATTTTAATTTCTAATAATTTATTTTTATTATTTAATTTTATCGTTGTATTATTCCAAATTTTCTTTTTTGTAAATCTACTAATGTCTATATTATAAAACCTTTGAGAGATGCTTAGTCTTCTACTTCTTTTTAAAATAAAAATAATATTTGTGGTTTGGATTCTCATTTAATTAAACTTAAATATAAAATAATAAAAAAGCAATTTTGTCAACATATATAATTTAACTATTTGGCACAATATTTGATTATTTTACCCGGAAGTGTATGTAGATAGGTGTCACCCCATTTGGATTTTCTGCGAGAATATTCTGATTAAAAGCACGGTTTTGCCTTTATCCCAGCAACCCAAACGAAGTGCTAACCAAAATCAAAAAAACCAAGTGAAACGCTAACCAAATTAGTATAAAACAACCTAATAATTGAAAATATAAGCAATAAATAAAGAAACCCCCTGATTAGGTATCAGAAGGTCTTTTCTGTTAAAAACAAAGTTGTGCTTTTATTCTATTTAAGGCGAAAGCCGTGCTTTTATATAAGGTTTTACCTTATTTTTTAATCAAAAACGCTGTGTTTTCTGCTTATTTTTAATGTTTTTAGGCAAAATTAACAAATGATTATGTGTTTATAAATGGGTATCAAACCATATCTAATGAATATAAATTTAAACCATATCTAATTTCTTTTCAATTAGGTATAATTCAGTATTAATATTTGTTCTTTCAAACTTTTCATTATTCTTTTCTGAATATAATATATTAAACTTATCAATCATTTCTTTTAACTTTTTCGGTCTTGATTTGTTTAGGAATCCATTTGGTAATAAAAGAACTGCATAACCATTGTCATCTAATACATCATAGATAGTTTCTAATAGTTCTGGAATTAGGGAATAAGGGGGATTGCTAATTATATAATCAAACTTATTACATTTGTTTAATTCAATTAATTTACCGGAATTATTTACAAAATCCATTTGAATAAATTTGTCTTGATGTTCTGGAAATATAAGTTTATTTATTTCAATCATTTTATAATCAATATCTATTCCTTTGTATTGCTCAATATTCAATAGTTCTTTTGTAATTTGTCCTGTTCCAATTCCAATTTCTAATACTGAACTTTCATTATACCAAACACAATTAGAATTTAATAAAACAATCATTCTGTTTACAGTATTATATGGAGTTAAGAATTGTTCATATAGAACTGAGTTTCTTTTCTGATATTCATTATACATTTCATATAACCAATTATCCATAGAACATTCAAATGGTAATTCATTATATTCTAAATAATACATTACAATTTCAATTGGTGTTTTCGGATATTCATCTTTATAAACGGTATGTTTAAAATAACTGTTATGTAGAGCATACTTCTTATTTACTTTATTCATTCAGTTGCTTATAATATAAAAAGCAATGAAACCTATTTTAATTATTTGTATTACTATTATCTGGAATAACAGAAGAAGAAGTTGAATTTGGATTATCAAGTCCAGTTGTTAATGGTGAATAACCTAAATATTTTCTATATTCATTAAATACAATCATATTATTTGTAGTTTGTGGTAATTGCAAGAAATTTTGTTCCAATGTAAATTCTTTTAATCTTTCTTCATTCTCAACTCTTGGTAATACGAATTTAAGATATATATTGTCATTCGGATATCTTTTATGAATATATTTATTGAATGGTGCTTCAATTTCTGATAGCATTGGAAGTAATACATTCTTATAATAGTTTTGTGTTGTTTGTTGTGAAGTAGAACGGTTAACAGTCTCCGTGTCACCTTGGATGTCCCCTCCTATACCCCAGATATTTCTAATTTGTTTTATTGTTCTATCAAGTCCTTCATTTATATCTAAATCTTTTGGGTTCCAAGAAGAAGCAAAAGGTTTCATTCCTTCATCTAAGAATGCAGTTTTATTATTATTATTTACGCCTTGAAATTGTTCATTCCATTGCTGAAGAAATGCTTTCTTTGATTGTGTTGAATATTTTCTATCAGAAGTAATAATAAATCTAACTTGTGCATCATTTAATAATTGTCTTTCTTGGTATCTTGTAATTGTTTGATATAAAGACAATGTCATTTCATTTTCTTTTATAATAGAAGAACCAAAATAGTTTTTATTAATTTGATAATAAGAATTATAATTTATATCAATATTTCTAATTGGAATTACATTTTGACGTTCAAATTCATTTCCAGTTTGAATATCTCTAATCATTGGAAGTCCAGTTATTTTATCATTATAGAATTGAATATTAAATTGTTCTGGATATATAAGTTCAATATTTCTTAATTCTCTAAAATTTTGAGATAAACCAACAACTGGAAGAGCTGTTCCGTGAATCCATTTGTGCAAACAAATTGTAATCATCATTTCTACATAAGATAAGTCATCATTTGGATAGTTTAATAAATCAATAAATTCGTGGTTATTTAATTGTTCGTTATCAGTTGAATCTGTTTTTAAATACATAACAGGAACGGCTTGAGCAATATCGGAAGCAATGAAACGCATAATATTAATTGGAAGTCCTTTAATTAATCCATCAATTGAATAATTTGTTTGATAATTTGAGTCATACCAATTTAAATAAGTTCTTCCAAAACTTGGTTGATTAATTAACACTTCTTTGAATTGATATTCAGTTTCATTGTCTTCTTTACTTTTATTTTGAAGTTCAATTAATCTTTGTTTATGTAATTCTGATTTTAAACTATAATCAACTGTTTTATAAATTTCCATTTCAATTATTTCCTAATATAAATTAATCTATACAAAACCTATTTTATTTTTACATACAAACAAATTCAGGACATTCTGTTTCAATTAATTCTGAACCACTCAAGAATGTTATCCAGTATCCCGCTGCATCCTGTAAATGTCCAATACCATAACGTTCTTTTGATTTATCTAATGATTTTCCATTATCCATATATTTTTGTTGTTCAAAATCTTTTATTGTTTCTTCAGCATTTTCAATATTAATTAAAAGTCCAATTTCATTATTAGAATTTAAGATTTTATCATTTACTGCTTCGGTTCTATTTTCTTGATATGGGTTTTTATCTGGAACAAATATTTCTGCAAAAGGATAATAATCTCTAACTCTATCCCAGTTTGTTTTTTCATCTGCTAATATAGATTTATTATTACTGGCGTCACCAAATATATAAAGCAAATCTTTATTTGTATCAAATTTTAATTCTTGTAATAAATATTCATCTAAATTGTGTAAAGCTCTTTGTAAATTTGTATTTTCAATTTTTAAATTTTTATGAATTAAAAAGACATTATCCTGCCAATCATATTGAATTATTTTTCCTTCATCATTTATTAATTTTGGAGGTGTTATTCCATTATCTAATAAATCTTGTTTTGAAACATAACTTCCGATTGTCCAGCACATAAACCCATAATTAAAGTCCATAGAAACCGAAATTGGAACATTTGGAACAATAGGAAATACTGAAGAATGAATACGTCTGTCAAAATCTAAATATGTTTTATTTCCTAATGCTGTAAATTTTGCTTCATATTCTTGTGCATATAAAGAAGGATTTTTTTTCTTTGCTTTTTCTAATTTATCTTTACTTACAAATGGACTATCCTTTGATTCAAAATGAAAACTTTTATACATATCATCATCTTTTGTTCCCATTTCATAAAGTCTATAAAAAGAATTAAATCCGCGCGGTGTTGAAATGACAAGAATTTCAGAATTTGGATTTAATTCAAAATCAAGATTTGGATATATAGCAATATCCCAAAATTCATCTGATTTATAAGACGCCATTTCATCAACAATTACAACATCCATTCTTAAACCAACTAAATTGTCTTGTTTATCGGCTGTAAATAAATAAATGATACTTCCATTTTCAAAAGTAATACTTAATTCATGTTCGTTAGTTGTATATTGAACACCATCCCTTTTTTTCATTTCAAAAAGAATTTGTTTCAATAATCTCCAATAGACTTTTTTTACGTGATTGTAATTTCTGGAAATGATATATACATTTTGCAATTCATCTCTTAAAGCTCCCCTGATTGCAACGCAACTACCAAGAACTGATTTTCCAGAAAAACGACCGGCACAAACTATTTTGATTGGATGTTTGTCATTATAAACTTCATATTGAAATTTATGATTTTCATTTATTATTTTTCCAGTCTTTGGAAATTGGAATTTCACTAACTTTTCTCATTTATAAAGCAAAGATGAAAATATTTTTTGGTGTGAAAACTTTGATTTGAATTATATTTAGACTAATGTGGAATTTAAAGCAGTATCATTTCTTTTTGTATTAATTTTATTATTTGTATCATATTCTAATGCTAATTTTATTGCTGCAACTTTGTCTTTTCCTTCGCTTTCTTCAATCAATATTTTTAATTCGGACAAAGCAAAGTTTGTTAGTTGTGCTGTATTATTTACAATTTCATCTCTAACCATTTTTAATTGTTGTAACTTTATTGTATTTACAAGTTGTGATATTTTTGGTTTTTTTAGATAATAACTAATGGTGTTTTGTTCTAAACCAACCATTTCACCTATTTCTTCTTGATATTGATTTGAATTTACTACAATAGCATAGTAGACAACTTTTTTTTCCTTTTCTGTTAAAGAAGAATAAAGTTGAATTAATTTTTCATCTTGGAATAAATATTCTTTCATAACATCTTCAGAATGTATTGTTATTGCTTTTTCATCTTTATTTTCATTAATATTCATTAATTTTTCTTCATTCATTTATTTTTGTTCCCCTTTATTTTCAGCATATTTTGAAACTGATTTTAAGATTACTAAATTACCCAAAATAACTCCAGAAAAAATTATAATATAATTTAGAATTGACAAATCTAATTTCCAATTAACAGATTCAAGAGCAATTAAAATAAACAATCCAGTTAATATATAGATTAAAATAATACCATTAATTAATCCAAATCTTGTTGAACTAATTTCCGGACTTTCTGATAATAATTTTTTTATAAAATTAATCATTTTTTCATATCCTTTAATGTATCCAAAACCGAATCCATTTTTGTTTCCAGACGTGCAATTGCTATTTTTATTTCATCACCAATTATTGCTTCTAACTTTTCTATTCTTTTTTTCATATCTTTCATTTCAATTTTGAAATCAGAAATTTGTGTTTTCCAAATATATCCTATAAGTCCTAAGCAAGTTCCCGGAACTAATAAATATTTTAAAATAAATATTAATATTTCTTCCATCCTGTTTTGTATCCTTTTTTTTCTACATTATTACAAAACTGTTTAATCAAAATATTTTAACAAAAAAATAATTTGTTTTTTACCAAGTAGTCTGCCAAGTAGATAAATCTTGTCTTATCCACGTATCTGTGTGAAAACAATAATACATATAATTATCATCACAGCATATTTCACCTGATTTACCAGAATCATTTGATGATGCAATTGTTCTTTGTGTAATTCGTAATTTATCTATTATAGATTCACCGTTGACTGTTAAATTATTTTGTATATTTACACCACCGGTTAAACTAATAGTTGTTGCTGACATATTTATTGAAGTTGCAGAAAGCATATTTACATTACCATAAGCATCTATTCCCTTGCTAAAACCAACACCTTCTCCGGTATCTTCTAAATTGTTATTGCCAAGCAAAAATTGCCCAACGGATGCGACACCATTAACTTTAAATTCACTTGTTTCAATGCAACCCGAACCTGCTGATAAAGTATATTCGCCAATTCCCAAACTTGTTTTTGTATAAACAGTCGGATAATCAGTTCCAGATTTAATGACATTTTTTGTTGAATGGATAATACCAGTTGAATTTATAAATATTACTTTGTCATCTAATGCAGGGTCAAAATATGTTGTTCCCAAAAATAAGCAATCAGTAAAAGTGCAAGACTTAAAGTATCCAGCAAATGTGCAATTTTTAAAAACAATCTTTTTAAAATAAGCATCATTATTCATTAATATATTTAGAAATATGAAATTAATATCTTCCACTATAACATATCCTATATTTGTTGCTTCAAATTCTCCATCTTGAATATTTGCATCAGATACAATACTAATACCAGAACCCCAACCACGAATATGAACATAATCAGAAACAAATTTTCCATTAAATTTAGTCATTGTAATTCCTTGTGCATTATTACCTGCCCCCGGAATTGCCATTGTATAATAATGCATATCACTTGCAGTTGTAGAACAATAATTTAATACATCAAACCAAGTAGCATAATTTATACCATAAGAACTTATTGAATCCGGCATTAACCTTACAATATTATGTGATTCTTGATAATTACCATTTATAAAAGGTTGAATTGTATTTTGAATTTCACTTTTAACCCAGTTTTTATTGACAGCCATATTTCCGTATTGTGCGGAACCAGCATTACCATCTAAAAAGACTGGTTCATCACATCTTAATCTTGTTTTTACTGTGCTTTCGTGTAACACCGGATTACCATTAATTGTTATTCCTTTGCTTACAACAAATCTTTCATCAGATGTAAGTGCATTATAATCAGAATTATTTGGTTTTAGGTGATTTGCATAAATATTATTTCCATAAGTAATATCATGTCCAACCAAATCCAAATTACCATTTTTTACTGCAATACCATTCATCGCATAGAGTAAATTATTTGCAGATAAACCCGCTCCCGATGAATGTTCAGAAATACTTTTTAATTTTATTTCATCTGAAAAATCTTTTATTCCCGAAATTGTTTCATTTCCGGTCTTACCTATAAAAGCAGATGAAGGTTCGCCAATCCATTGTGTTCCAAACCAGTATTGAGGAACATCATCAATAAATAACCAACAATAATTCCATCCGGTAAAACCATTTGCAACATAATTACCATAATTTGACATTTTATTTAGTTGCGAATAAGGAACTATTGCATCATTATTTAATTTATCTTTAAATGATACATTATTCTTTGTTAAACTATTATTTGGACTTCCATCAGGATTATATACTTGAAATGCTATTTCTGCCATGATATTTTCTCATCATTTAAATAAAATATAAAAACTTTTTTTAAGCAACTTGCTTAATTCCCTTTAAAACTGGAATTGTCCTGCCAAAATAAGAAATACAATTAGGGTCAATCCAATTTAAATCATCTTTCAATAAATTTATTGTTCTTAAACTCATTTTTATTCCCTTCATATTTCTTGCATAATCACCACCAAGTCCTTTTGAAAGAACAAAATCAAAATTAGTAAATACAACAGGATAATTAATCCAATCATAATTTTTATAAGGATATATTAAAAACTTTTTATTATTTTTTTTATAATTTTTTAATTTTTCAATTAATTTTGTATTTGTTAAAGAAGAATGATTTTCGTAACTAATATGAAAGAACATATAATATCCTAAAGTTACTGGATATAAAGAGTAATCAATTAGATTATATTCCAGAACTTCATCTTTATATTCAACAGCATACCCTCCTAAATTCGGAACTTCCAATTCAATTCTTTCAATAAAACTGTTATCAGAATTTAGAATATCAAATTTAGGATTTGTATATTCATTTATATAATATTTTGACATTATATTTTTTTCCTCATATAAATATTAATAAAAACTATTTTTAAACATTTAATCCGATTTCTAAAGCAGTTATTTTAGTTTTATTTTTTATTAAGTCTTTTTTAATTGTCAGTGGTCTCATAATTTTCAATGGTGTTCCTTCTTGATGCAATTTATAATAATCTGCCATTGAATAATCTGTTCCCATTAATTCAAATTCAAATTTGTCACGTGCTACTTCCCTTGCTTTTAAATAAAGTTCAGCAATTACCCATTCAATATAACTTTGCATATTAATATCTCTGTCAAAACATATATCAGCAGTTTCAATTCCATAAGGCATGTTTGGATTAGGAAAATAAATAATACCGTATATATTACCAGTTGCGAAAGGTGTAGTAACTTCTAAAAGTGTATCTAAATTTTTGGGTTTTGTTGAATCATTTGGGTTTGGTCTATAATCACCCACTGTTACAGGTGGACTTCCACCTTGTCCTTGATAAGTTATAGAATTTCTTACTGCTATTACATTTTTTAACCATATTTCTTTTGTATAATCATTTATTAAATAGTTTTTTATATCAATTGCGATTGATTCAGCCCACGATGGTTTTACAAATCTTTTTAACACATGTATTTTATTGGGTTCTTCACATCCTATTACAAGACCAAATTGTTGTGCGATTGCTTTTAAAACATCTGTCATAGTTGAATAATTATTTAAGTCATTTAATATTGTATTACCTAAAAACCAAATGTCATTCCATTGTTCAGGGTTTTCAAAAGATTTTAAAGCACCACTTACATCACCTTTAAAAACCCAATTGTGTTTAAAATATATTCCTTTATAATTAGGTTGCTTAAATACGTTTATATCATTTGTTACATTATAATTTAAATCTGGAAATATACTTTTATAAATTGTATGAATATAATATGGAAAAGCCCATTTATCTGTTCCACCAACACCCGTTAAATCAGTTGTTTTAGTTTTTAAACTTTGCGTAATATCAACTAAATCAAATTCCAATATTCTTTTTCTTTCAGTATATTTTAAACTTTGTCCGTCTACTGATCCTAAAAATACTTTTCTTGATTGTTCACCTTTTTTATTATACCAAAGTTCAAATTGTGTTACTTCATAATTTTCATAATCTGGATAACTTTCTATTACTTGTTTTAAATATTCATAATTCCATCTATTCACATCTTCAAAACCTAATTTTAATACATTCGGATAAAATGTTAATTGGTCATCGTCTTCATATCCGCTTTCAAGTTCACCGATAGAAATACAATTCAAATCAAATTCAAAATTGCCTAAATATTCAGCATTGTATTTAAATATTAATCTTAAATCACAATATTTTAAATCGTAAGTTTTATCAAATATTTTATATTTTAATTCAGCAACACTCATTTATTAACCTTTTCTTCTTGTTTCAATTTTATCTTGTCTTTTCCAAGATAAATGCAAATCAGAACCTTTTAATATTACATCTGCTAATTCAAATTTTTCACTTTGATTGTAGTTATGAACCATACCTCCCATTGCATATTTTCCAACTTCTGCAAAAGAATTATTTTTATTATTCATTGCTTTTAAAAGAGGTAAATATTTTGCAGTTGAATCCGCATTGACTACAAACTCACCATTACTTAATCTTGCCGGAATTGAATCTGAAGTAGAAGAACCTGCACCACTAACATAACCACCATCTGCAAATGCCAATCCAAGAAAAGACATAAATGTTTCAACTGCTTTTATTGAATCAATTACAGATTTTACTACTTGAATTACCCCAAGAAATTGATTTACGTTGTCAATTAAAGCAGACATTGTTTTGTCATTTTCCATGTGAAATGCTCTTTGAATTGTTGACAATCCACTGCTGATTGAAGTCATTACTTCTTCAGTTTTAGACCTTACAGATTCAAAAGTAATATTCTGAACTCTGCTTGACTTTGCACCTGTGCCATCACTTGCTCTTGATGCCCTATCTCTTCCAGAACTTGCATCACCGCCTTTCGGCTGCTCTTTTGTTTCTGTTCTTTCTGCTTTTATTGTTTTTGTTGTAACTTCATCTGCTTTTACTGTTTTGATATTAAGACTTTGTGTTGGTTCAACTTGTTTTATTCCGCTTCTTGTGCCTTCATTGGAATAAAAACGAGTATTTGTTTTATCAGAATTTTTTGAAAGTTGTTGTGTTGCTTTTACTTGATTACCTAAACTTTTTTCAATTGCTTCTTGTAATTTCTTTTGTGCATCTAAATTTTTTACTTTATCAGATGTATATTGTAATGTTAAATAATTTGTCTTTAGTTCTTGTAATTGAGTTTGTAATAATTCTTTTCTTTTAGTTACTATTTCTGCATTTCCATCTTTTTCTAAATCAAGTAAATCTAAACTTTCTTTTTGCTTATTTAATATTTCTGTTAAATTTTCTGATTCTTGTTTTTTTAAATCAATTTTCTCTTTTGGTGAAGACGAACCTGTTTTTTTCTTTTTCTTTTTTCTATCTTCGTTTTCCTTATCAATCTTTTTCTTTTCTTCCAATGCTTTTTTTCTTGTTTGCGTTAAATCTTCAATTTCTTTTTTTCTTTCATTGGACATTCCACGATTCTTAAAATCTTCATCAATTTGTTTTTGTTGAGGAGTTTTGTCAAAAGTGAATAAACCATTCCAAATGTCATTCCAAGTATCCTTTAATGCTTGTCCAAATTTTATTACTTCTATTGCTACATCATCAAGATATTTTAACATCAATCCAAAAGGCATCGTAAGCGGATTAATCATTAAAAAATTATTTAATGTGGGTAATAAGTTATGTCCAATTTCACTTGCCAATTGTTCTGCTGCTGATTTTGTATTATTTGTAGTTATACCAGCATCTTTCATTGATTTATTAAAACCTTCAACTCTATTAATTACATCTTCACTAAATGCTTTTTTGAAAGCATCTGCTACATCATCTAAAGAATTTGCTACTTCTTGTGTTTTTTCTGCATTATCCTTTTCTAAATGTGTTAAATCATTTAAATCTTTTCCACTTGCTATAAATAATGCTTTTAAATTAATTCTTTTTTGAGTTTCCGCATCAAGATTTTTTATTGTAATTTCTTTTTCACCATTGGCAGTTGTCGTTTCTTCAGTTAATCCACCTTCTTCTTTTACTAATTGTTTTACTGCTTCTGTATATTTTGCAGTTTCAATGTTTAAATCTTTGACACCCCTTTTTCTTCCTTCAGTTACATTTACTAATTTTGTATAATATTCTTGAACATCTCCTCCATATTGTCTTGCAGCCAATCTTGCTAATCCTAATAAACCTGCCTGTTCCTGAAATGATAAACCCAAATCTTTATTTACCAATTTTAATAATTCAAGTTTAGTCATTGTTCCACCGGCAGCAGTTTCTAACATTTCTAAATCTTTTGCACTTCCTCTAAAAGCATTTTCAATATTACTTACTTGAGCACCTTCTTTTACTACATTATATAATTCTTTTCCAATATTTATTAATTCTTTTGCTACCTGTAAAGCAATTAAACCCTTAAAAGCATTCATTACATCATGAACACCGCCAACCATATCTTTAAAACCTGAACCAGTGGATTGTGTTTGTGCTGAAACATCCTTTAAAGCAATTTTACTTTTCTGCAATTCAGTAGAAAAGAAATTTACTTTTGTTCCTGCATTTTGTGCTTGTGTTGAAGTTTCACCAAATTGTCTGGAAAGTTGGACAAATTCTTCTCTTGCTTGTCTTAATCCAGTAGACAATTCTTTTAAACCAGCATCTTTATTTTCGGTTTGTAGTCTTACTAATAAGTCTTGATTTATTACAGGCATTTAGTTTTATTTCCACAAAAAATAAAACGAAAACTATTTGGTGTGTTTAAAAAACTATTTGAAGGAAACGGATTGTAATTCTTGAGTTATTTTATTCAAAATAATGTCATCAATTCCAAAAAATGGTCTTGCGGGCATATTTTTTCTTCCTTGTTGTAAATATTTACCTATTTCACTTCTTGCACTATCTAAAAATATTTCATATCCATTATTTATTTTTTGTCTTCTTAAACTATTAAATAATGTTCCAGTCTCATAAAATATTCTTGTTCCCTTTTTGTTTGGTGCTACATTACCACCATAAATACTTGTTCCGGTCTCTAAATGGTTTTGTATTGACTGTTGAATAGATTCTGCAATATTCTCAATTTTATTAAATATAGATTTTTCATAATTTTGTATTTTTCCAATAATATATTCATCATAATTTTGAATTTCTTTTCCATCTATAATTGTATTTATTGATATTTTAAGCATATTGTTCTTTTCTTATCCTTTTTCTTTCTAAATCTCTTTGAAAAAACTCTTCGGAACTAATTGTATTATTGCTATTTTTATTAGTATTATTAGTATTCTTGTTTATTGAATATGAAGTAATTTTATTACTTCTACTTCTAAAACTTCTCCATAACCAATATTCATCAGTGTCAAATCTTTTACTTATATAATCATAATCTATTGCTTTACCATCTGCCATTTCATCAATCATTAAATTTATTTTTAAATCATTATGAACATCAAATCTTTCTGGAATAATATCTTCAGGGTCAATTTCAAAAGCAACCGGGTTTAGTTCTCGGATTCTTCTGTAGTTTTTTTCGGCTTCCTGAAGATAAACGAGAAAAAATCTTTTATCACCTGACTGATAAATCCTTGCAACATTAAAAAATTATCATCATTATTTACATCATAATTAATTTTATCAAGTTCCCCTTCTATAGTTAATTTAAAAAACTCTTTACATTTATTTTCATCTGAAAAGAAAGCAAATTGTGCAAGTTGTTCATTTGCAAATACTTTTGAATATTCCATTAATTCATCTAAAAATAATAAAGCATTTTTTCTTACTTCCATATTTCTTTCTAATAGTTTTAATTTTAAGCCCTGAAAATCATATTCTTTTTGATTTACTGTTTTGTCAATTTTCATAAAAAATGTTCCTTAATTAATATTTTATATAAATAATAAAATGATAACCATTTCTAAAAAACCTTGAATTTTGCCAAGTTGTAATTATATTTTCAACTTGGACATATTTTGCAATTTCTAAAATAAAACTGCCGTTTGATTTTTTTGATATTATTTTGTTTTCTAATACTTCGCAAAAATCATTTCCAAACTTTTTATTTAATAATATTTGTAATTTATCTTTTGTCATTTGTTTTTGATTAATCAAAAACAAAAATAGCAATTCCTTCCCATCTAATAGGTTAATAATTGCTATTATGTTTTATATTTGTTTCCATTTCTTTTATAAAAAATAAAATTGAATAAAAAATTTATTAAATGTTCCAATCAAAATAATCGTGTGCTGCAACCGTTACTGAACTTGTGACTGAAAATGCACTCAATGATGTTGTTAATGGATTTAAAGTTGCTGAAGTTAAATTATCCAAAGGTTTGATTGTAAAATCAAACTCTTTTCCCGGAACTGTTAAACTAAAGCCAGTTGAAAGTCTTGCTTTCGGAATATACATATCTGCTTTATATTTACCGAACTGTGCGGATTCCCATTGAACATAAATTTCAAAATCAACGTTTTTTGTTTCATTTTTGAAAAAACGTAATGTGTCCGGATCGGATTGCATTGTCGTAAATTTAAATTCTGCTTTTGTTGCATCAAATTCTTGGTCAATTATTGCACCACTTACGTCAGTAACATCCTTTATTGGTTCTTCAAATCCAAAAACTTGTTTTGAAATGTATGTTCCAATATGCCATGTTGATTCCGTGCTTCTTTTATAAGCCCAAAATTGTCCACCATATTTATTTATACCACTTAAAGACATATTTAAGTCTACTGTTGCCATATTATTTTCCTTTTGTATAAAGAAGATGAAAACTTATTTTTTATATATTATTATATATATTATATTTTATTAATTAATTTGTTGCCACGTTAAACCAGTTGAAGGGTTTATGCAAATATAAGTTGAATGATATACAACATTGTCTTCACCACCATTTGTATACATTATACAAATATCCCCTTCTTTGTGTCCATCACTCGGTAAACCATTTGCATCCATAACAGAAAATGTTTTTGGAACATTTGAAATATCAGTTAAACTATTAAATGAATGTAAATGACTTGTTAAACTTACACCATTTGCAATTACATCTTGACTTGAATAAATATTATTTGCTGTAATTGTATTTGCTGTTAAACTATTTGTGATATTTACATTTCCAGCGGATGTTATTAACATTCTATCAGTTGTATTTGTCTGAAATGCTAATCCATTATTTTTTCTATAAAGATTAACATCACTCTGCCACATATCAGTATCCAAAAATATTTTTTTTGTAATAAATCCTGTGCTCATAAAAGCAGATGCATAAACTGCATTTGTTACAACGCCAATACCTGAACCTATACTATAAAATCCTTCGTAATTGACATCACCATTTGCCCTTTTAAATGAAATAGGTAAACTTCCGGCTGAACCAGATGGAACTGTAACATTTCCCGACATCGTTAAATTACCACTTACGCTTACATTACCAACATTTTGAATGGTTGGACTTGTTAAAATTATCTTTTGGTTTGCACCTGAAAAATTAATATCAAAAGTTGCTAAACTATAATTTGCATAACCGTGTAAACCACCAACATCCATTAACCATCTGCCACCGGTTGCATCTGTTCCATAAACATAACCACTACTTGCCTTTAAATGTGTGCCAGATGTTATTAAACCAGTGGTTTCAATTGTTGCATGACTTGTATGTCCTGATAAGGCATAATTACCAGTTGTGCTATTTAATACATATCCTGTTAAACTGCTTGTTGTTGCATAATTATTATGAGTATGTCCAGTTAAACTATATCCAGACAAATCAACTGTTTGTCCTGTTAAACTATTTATTTGATTTTCTAAATAATCTGTAGTAGATGTAAGTGCATAAGAATCTAATAATCTCGGAACTGGTATTGGTTTATATCCACTACCATCAACACAATCTGCGTATTGAATAAATTCTAAATTCAACATGCAACCGCAAACTTTTATATTTGCTTGACAATCATAATATTTACTTTTTTGTGTAATTTCCGGACTTCCAACTACTTCTGGAATATCACTTAATGTATGCCAATATTCTGGTAATATATTAGAGTCTTTGGCAAATAACTTGTCCAAATCTGAATATAATTTTTCAATATTATCAGTTATTGGTTCTTGCACAAAAAATTTCATTTCTACATCTTGACTAATTTTTTTACTACCTCCAACATAATGTTCTAATATTTTATATCCATCGGAAAATTGAATAAATGCATAAGGAAATTGATTTGTTGCTTTAGTTATCCAGTCACCTCTTTTTACACCTGCAAGATTAGTTCTATAACCATAATCTTTTTTTAGTTTTAATAAACTTTCTTCTAATTTATCTAATATTTGTTCTCTCGTAGATGCCATATTATATTATCCTTCTATATTTATTTAATACATTTTCAGTTCTTTCAATCAAATCAGCAAAAGTATAATTTTCATTTCCATTCGTTAAACTTTTTAATCCTAAAAATCCTTTTCCAACTCCACTAATACTACTTTCATAAAGTATTTTAACAACATTTTCTATTGCAACCTGTTTAAGGTCTCCGGGACAATCTATATATCCTGCAACGTAATCAATTTTTATATTTTGTTTTCCTGCAGGAAATGTTTTATCAAATATTTCAACATAATTTTCATAAATTAAAATATTTGCAGATAAGGATGGTTCATAAAAATCAATCCATTCTGAAGTTGGACACAATCTATATTGAAGACTTGACACAGAAATAATTGGATATTGTGCAGTATATAATCTATTATTATTTGTATTGTTTCTTTCATAATCGTATATTCCTGAATAAGGATTGAATTTAAATCCTTTCCCACAATCATTTTCAAAAAAAGAACTTACATTTGAAATACATTGTTGTATAAATCCGGTTATACTTGCATCTGTAGTATTTAAATAATTTTGGACTTCAGCAACACTTATTATGTTTCTTCCGGTTGCCACATCTCCTATACTTGTCATTGTCTTGTTTCCTTTTATTTTGTTTTTTTGGTGGGGATTTCGGAAACTATATTTAAAAGCAACCTTGACACAGGTTTTACCAAACACATTAGTTTGCATTTTTTAAATTTAGATTTCTTTATTCCCCATTTATTTTGACTTTCTATAAACTGAAAAGTCGGATTTAGAAAAAATGAAAAAACAAAAACCAAACCCGACTTTTTTATAAAAATATCTTATGCATGAAGTTTTGCATAACAAGCTGCTTTTGGTTGTCTTACACCAAATGCTTCCCAGTTAGTAAATTCATAAGTTGAATAACCACCACCTGTTCTGAATTTTTCAACTGTCATTCCCATTTCAGCATATTCAACGGCTTCGGACAAGTTTGCAAGAACAATATGTTTAGAACTTGCACCTGTAGTAGAAATACCGTTTAAAATACCTTCTGGTAAACAAACAACTTCATAACCTAACAATTTTGTAATACCATTTTCAATATCAGTAATTCTATTTTGACTATCTGCAACACCAAACATAATTTCTTCTTCAGTCATATCAGTAAACCATCTTAATTCACTTGTTCTAAATTCTGGTGATATTTTACTTTTCATTGCTCTTAAATCTGCTAATGTCAAAGCGGAAAAAGTTCCTGTATTAGAAAGTGAATGAGTTGGAACATCACTATCACCGTAAATTCCTGTGAATGGACTTCCTGTTCCTGTTAAAATTTGAACTGACTCGTATTTTGGGAATACAAGAGAAGTTTCACTATTTACAAAATTCAAAACGTTAAAAGCAGTATTGAACATTTGATAATCATAAACTTTTACTTTTACAGAAGCACAATCAAGATTAACTTGAACTGGTGTTGATGCAATAGTTGCTTCTGTTCCTGCACCTGTTAAACCTCTCCAATACAAAGTAGGAGCAGTTGTTGCTCTTGAAATCCACATTACTGGACTTTGGACACGACCTTGAAATTTACAATATTGCTTTACGTTTGCTCTTCCTGTAGATGGAACAATTTCAGGAATAAAATAATCTGGAATAGATGTTGAAACACCTTTAATAACATCTAAATTTTCTAAAAATGATTTGAATTTTATATTCAATTCTGATTTTGAAGGTTCACCAACTATATAATTTTTCTTTTCAACTGTATCTACTTTCTTCATTGTATCAATTTCTTTTTTCAAATCTTTAATTGTTGATTTCAATGTATCAACGGATGTGTCTTTTGTTTCTTCAACTGAAGTTTGTTTTGTTTCTTCAGTTGTTATTGCAGTTTGTTCAACTGCTTTTTCTTCTTGAGAAGTATTTTCTATATTTTTTTCTGTTTCGTTTGCCATTTGTTTTACCAAATTTAAAAATCAACAAAACCTTATTTTGTTTTATTCAATTTTATTTATTATTTAAATTTGGACTTCAAAACTAAACACTGTTTTAATTTATCACTAATACTTGCCATTTCTGGATTATCTCCCTGATAAATTAAAATTGTTCTCCCTAATGAGTTTCCAATTTGTTTCAATAAATATGTTTTTTATCTTTGTTTATTTTTTAAATTTCTTATTTCTTTAGTTAAAGAAATTAAATCCTTTGCCATTGTTTCAATTTCTTTCTTTTCTTTATGTTCTTTTTGTTTTTCTTTTGAAAGAATCTGATTAACAAGTTCGTTTAATTGATTAAATTTCGTTTCTATATTATTAACTTTATCAAATTCTTTTATTCTTTTGTTTAAATTTTCTAATTCTTTGATAAAGTCTATTTTTTCTAATTTATCAATTCTTTGATTTAATTCTTTAAAATCATATTCATTTATTATTTCTTTATATTCTTTTCTTATTTGTTCATCTTGAATTATATCAAATGCTTTTTTTATCATTTCATATTCATAACTTTTTATTTTGGCTCCCGGATTAGAAGGATAAGAGCAAAGCGATACTTCCCCTAAATCAATGGCTTTATAAATTCTTCCACCGGTTTCTTTATTACGTTCCCATTTTAAACCTTTAAATCCGATACTTGCATAAGGTAAAGAACCTTGTCTAACTTGCTGATATGCACGTTCAGCTTCCGGATATCCTTTATCAATTTTACCCCCAAATATTAATTCTTGATCTGGATATTTTGCCCAAAAAGTATGTCCAACTAATTCTTTATGAAAATAATGGATAGGAGTTTTTTGGATTTTTGTTAAATCAAATGCTTCCCTTAGAACAATGTCACCGTCTCTATCAACTTGGGGTGTGGAACCAACGAAAGTAAATTCTCTTGTTTCTTCATCAATATGTATATCGTTTATTTCAAAAGTTTTTTGTATATAGTCCATTTATTTCCCATAAATAAAAAGAAATGAAAACGCATTTTATTAGATATGAATGGGATGTTATCCTAATATTTTATCTAAAAATTGTTTAGATTCTAAACTTGGTTTAAAATATCTATTAATATTTGCATATTTTAAACTTTTTAAATGTGTTGATATTTGTAATTTTTTGTGTTTTGTAAATTTTTTTCTTTTTGCTAAACTCATTTTTTTTCTTGTTTCTTCTGAAAGAATCTTACCTTTATGCGAATCTGATATTTTTTTTCGCACACTTTCTTTTTTAGCCGGATTATTTGTTAAATTTCTCATTCTGATAAAATTTTTAAAACTTTCAGGTTTTTTCTTTCCTTTTTTTGCTAATGACATTTTTCTTTTTATTTCTTCGGTATGCTTTTTATTTCCACCACCTATAAATATATTATAACATCCTTCTAAATTTTGTTTGGCAAATAAAATAAATAGCATTTCATAATAATTCATTTCTTCCAATGATTTACATTTTTTCATCAATTCAATCTTGAAATTATCTTTACCATATTTTTGTATTGCTCTTACAATAGGCATATGATTTTTATTTCTTCTTTCTCTACAATGTTCTTTAAATCTTTCTTGCAATGTTCTTATTGTTTGTCCTATATAAATTTTACCATTAATTAAATTTGTTATTTTGTAAATATTCATAATACTTAACCTTTTCTTAACCTTTTTTTTAAATTTGGAGATGTTTAGATAAGGTTAAGTTGAACTAAACATCTCCCTATTAGGGATTTACGGTTTATTTATTTTCCACCATCCCCTATTCTTTTTTAACTACATATAAATAGTCTGTAAGGTAAGATTAAATTAAAATATTTTATATTTTTTCGTTTAAAAGCAATATTTTTCTAATTTCATAATCTTCTTCAATATATTCATTAAATTCTTTGTCTATATAATCAAACTTTTCAATTGTTAAATTTGGACAAGGTTCAATAAAATCACCAGAGTCATATATTAATACTTCAGCATTATCACTATAATTTTGCAATATTTTTTTAAATTCTTTAAGTTTCATTTTGCTTCTTTTTTAATAAAATATGAAAAGAACCTTCATCATTTCTCACTGCATTTTTAAAATCATAATTTAGAATGTCAAAATATTTTTTTAAAAAATTATACCATTCATCTTTACTTAATACCGTTTGATGTAAAGCAAAACCATTAATTACATCTTCTTTTGTGCTTATCGTTCCAACAAATATTCCTTCTGGTTTTAAATGTCTTTGAATATTATCAAACATTATTTCTAAACCTTCTTTTGTTAAATGTTCAATAACTTCCCAAGCCGAAATACAATCACAATTATAAGGTTTATCATTCAAAAAGACTTGAAATGGTTTAGAAATATCACACGTAAAAAGATTTTCATTATAATAATTTTTCCAATTTGCTCTTTTATTTTTTGCAGAATAATCACTACCTTCTAAACCTATTGAATTATTATTTCTTTTTAAAAAATCTATAACTAATTGTCCTCCAGAACAACCTAAATCCATAAAGTTTATGGATTTGTTATTAAAATAATTTAATATTTCTTCTATAAATTCTTTACTTGTGCTATTATCTCTCATTGTTCCCCAAGGTTGAATATGGTCTGGACTATTTATTGCAATTGGATAATCAGTTATAACTTTAAATATATTTTTCATTTTATTGATTTCCTTATTTACTTTTTTAAATAATCTGAAATCATTTTATTTTCACCTTCTGCAATCTTTTTTAATGCTTCAAATTTTAATTTATTCATTTCTTCTTGTTCTTTTCTGTCTTTTTCATCTTGAATTTCTCTTTGTCTTTTCCATTCATCAATTTCTTCATCTGGTGTAGTTGCTAAAGAATATATTGTATTTTTTGTTCCTGTTGTTTTTGATATTTCAGTTCCCACTTCTTTTATATAACCTGCATATTTTAGATTCGTAATTGATCTACGAACCGAAGTTATAAATATTGAAGAGAGAAAACTCAAAGTCCACCCTGATGCTACTTTTTCTATTCCAAGCAACATTAATATTTTTTCATCTTGTTCAGTAATATTTTTTTTAAAAAGAATATAATTTTGATTTCTAACATCAATTGCAATTTGATTTATGTTTCTTTTTTCATTTTTCATTTCTTTCTCCAATAAAAAGAAAATGAAACCATTGTTATAATCTTATATTTTCTACTTTTATTTCACCATTTTTTTGCTTTTCGCAATAACAAAGTCCATTATGCCAATTGTTATGCTGCCAATAATCTGGATATAATTGACAAGAACATCCAATAGAATAACTTTTTAATATTTCTTCTTTTCTATTTCTAATTTGAAATTCATCAACTCTATGTAAATGTCCAAAAATTATATTTCCGGGTTGTTTTAACATTGTTAGTCTTGCCGGATTAACTCCCCCTGCGGATATTTCATCACCATGTCCAATTATATAATTTCCAAATTCTATTAACTGCTTTTCTCTTACTAATTCAATCTTGTTTTTTTCAAGTTCTAATAGGTTTTCTAAATTTAGACATCTTAAATTTAATAGTTCTGAATGTGAATAAATAAATTTCTGCAACCTCGCATCGTGATTTCCAAGTTTATAAATAATTTTTACTTTTGGAAAACATTTTCTTAAAACTGTTAATATTGCTAAACCATAATCCAGTTCTAATTGAATATCTGGATTTTTGGGATTTTTTAAAAACCGTGATATTTGATAAAAATCTAAAAAATCTCCATCAATGATTAAACAATTGATTTTTTTTGATTGAAAATATTTTATTTGTTCTTTTAAAACTTTTTCACTATGATATGGAACATGCAAGTCTGCTATAATTCCAATTCGTTTTATACTGTAATCTAATTTATAATTTGATACTTTTTCCGAAATGCCTTTTGGGATTGATTTAAGTAATTCATTACTGCCATCCTTTTTATTCAATAATTTCTCCGCTAAAAACCCCTTCGGGGTTTACAAAAACATTTTAATACACAACTACAAGAACTCTACCAGTCAAATCCTTATGTTCTTTTTTATATTCTTTTTCAAAAGAATTTAGTATATAAACAGCATTTTCAATTTTCATGTCAAAATCAAAATCCAAATGATTATAATTTAAAAGACTTGCTGCTTCAGCAATTAGTCCTTCTTCTATAAAATCAAATGCCATTTTATTTCCTTTTTATAAAATAAAACTTTTATACGAAACGTCTTTAATTACTTTTATTCTTAATACTTCTTCTTTTTCTTTATTATCCGGTATTGGATATGAAGGAATTTTATCTGCAATTTTAATCTCATATCCTAATATTTTATTTGCAGTTGGACACAATAATTCTATAACTTCTTCTAATGTCATTTCATCTAAACTTTTTTTCATTTTATTTATCTCCTTTTATAAATAATATTACCTGTTAAATCTCTACGAACATAGTTTACCGAGACATCTATAGAATAATTTATCCAAATGTATTCAAAAAAATATGATTTTAATTGTTTTGGCAGGTTTTCATAAAAATCATATAAATTATTTAAAAATGCTTCGTTATTCATTACTTTTTTTTTATGTTGAATTTCTTCAACATATTCGTTTATAATATACATTTCTAATCCTTCTTCTATAAAATCAAATGCCATTTTATTTATCTCCTTTAATTATTTATACTTTTCATTTAATTTTTGCATTTGTAAAAAAACATTTTTATAACTTGTCATACCCCATCCTTGTCCTGCTTTTATTACTTCTACTTTTTTTAATATTTGTGGTAAAGACCAATCAACTGGTGTTTCATCTTTGGGACAATCTTTTATACCTTCACTATTTATTATTTTATGCCATTTTAAATATTCTTTTTTATCCATTTATTTTCTCCAATTGTTTTAAATAATCTTCTGGAATTTCTGAAAAATCACAACCTAAAAATTCTTTTGGACAATTTTCATTTAAATATTTTTTAAAATTATTTTCTGTTAATTTTTCATTAGCAATTAATAATTTATATCCCCGTCCGTATATACTAACTTTATATATTTTCATTTTTTTATTCTCCTTTTTAGTGATGAACCGAGTTCAGTTCTAAATAAAACCTATTTCTTTCTTTTGATATAAATAGTTTCAATTTCAAAATGGATTATTGTCATTTTATTGTCGTTTTGTTTTAATTTTGTTTTACATAAATTGAATTAACTGATACTCACTGTATATTTTATTTTAAAATTAAATAATAATTATATGCAAATCGGAGATACAGAATACAGAAGTATTCACAAATATATGGAAGCAGTTAGAGCGCACAATGAAGCAGTTGAATTAAAAAAGACAAATCCCGATGTAATAGTGCCACCATTGCCACCTTGTCCTTTTACTGACAAACAATTATCTGAATATCAGTTGCTTCGTGAAACAGTTATATAGAAAGATTCATTTTTTGTTTTATACATTTCAAATCCAATATAATAAATATATGAGAATAAATGATTCTGAATATAAAGCAATTGAAGAATATTTTGAAAAACTAAAAAAATATGAAGATGCTGTTAATACTTCAAAAACAAATCCTAATATTTTTATTCCAGAAATACCTAATTGTAATTTTTCAGATATTCAAATCCGTATGTATGAATTATTAAAAGCAAAAATACCTATCAATAGATTCAGTTAATCTGGCTGTGAATAGACCATTCTTTATTTCCTGCAAAAGGGTGACCGAGTTATGGTTTTACTTCTTTTACGGGAATTTCAGAAATGTTCTTTATTTTCCATTTCTTACCAGCAATTTTTGGACAGTTCCGTTCCTGCCATTCACATCCTTATGGGACACAGGAAAAACAGTGAATTTATTTTGTCGGTCATCTTGGTTCCGTTTAACGAACTTTTGCAGTTGCTTGTTGTCAGAATGGTAAGGACAGAGCAAGACTATTTCAAGATGTTCCAAATTACCAGAGTTTTATTTATGTTCCATCACAGGAAACAAAGGATTTAAAACTCAATTTGTAAAAACCTTATCAACAATGAAAAACCATTTTACATAACCTATTCCTATTTTAAAGACATTTAGGAGATGTCCTCGTTCTCGCCAACCTTTAGTGTATTTATAGTCCACGCCGTATTACGTTGTATGCTACTCGGACTGTTTATAGTGTTATTAGAATATTAGAATAAATTAGTATAAAACAAAAAACCCTTTACTTGAAGGATTGCAAGACTGGAATCGGTTTACCAGCGAATTTGTTTCCAAATTCAAATCCTTCAAATAAAGGGTTACATACATATTTCACCGATTTTCCTTGCTACAATAAATACTTTCTAAAAACTTTTAAATTAAAAACTTTTTAAAGCAGCATACTTTCTGCTTTGATTTTTAGAAGTGCAGCGGATTTAGACAACTTTCTTACTGCACTTCAATTCATATAGTTTTACAAGTTTTAAAGAACAATCTTTTTTGTTTAATCAGAAAGTATAAACTGAATTGTCTTTTTTAAGTGCTGGAGGAGATTAGCCGTAACCTTCAGCACCTTTTTCAATTCAAATAATTTGGAGAAATTTTTAAAATGAACTTTTGATTATATACTATAAATAGTATTATAATTAGTTTTTAATTGAAACTTTATTTAAAAATTGTCCGGGATTTTCTTTTTTTATTTTTTCTCTTGGGAGAATTGCAAATCCCGGACTTATTTAATTAAACAGTAGCAGTTTAGTTTAATTTCATTTTTTCTCTTTCACTAATATAAATAGTATCCAAATTCTTTTCGTTTATAAAAGAGTGCATTTTTTGATGGATATTTTTATTGTCATTTTGTTGTCGTTTATGCACTGCTTTTATGCCATTCAAAAATCTTTACATACAAATATACATAAAAAATATTACCAGAATATTATCGTTTAAGGATTTTTCATCATTTTTTCATAACTTTTGTCATTTGACAATCTTTTGACAACAAAAAACGAGAATTTGTTATCAGAATGTTATCGTTTTGATTAATGAAACTTTTTTGAAATGTATTTATGATAAAAGAAAAAATCTTGCGTCTGAATGTCCGGCTTGATTTTAGTAAACGGTTCTCATAGGTTCGGTTAAAAAAAGAAAGGATATTAAAAAAATGAAAAAGTTATTTTATTTATTCGTAGTAATAGCAATAATATTTTTCGGATGCAATAAAGATGAAAATCCGATGAGTAGCAATAATAATAATCAGGTATCAAACATAATTTTTGAGAAAAGTTATAATGATACAATTAATAGTTATCAACAAGCAATTATAGATGAAGTATTATTGAATTTACATTCCGATTCAATCTTATTTGAAGTTGAATATAAATATTTGAAGAAAGAAAATAATTGTAAAATTGATTATAGTTTAACTTTTGAAAACGATTCAGCATTAAATAATTTTACGTATTATAATTCAATATCAGATTCAATTTTTACTTATTATAAAATCATAATTGGTTATAATTTTGATAAATATGTTTATAAGTTAAATTTATATTTTGATTGTGATAATCCTGAAAACGTTATATTTGTATTGAAGAAGATTAGAATAATAAAATTAAATTGAATATATAGAGAATATATGTTAAATATATATGTTTGACAATCAATAAGAACCCCGATAACCTTACAAAGTATCGGGGTTTTTCACTTTATAACACTCATCATTTTAAAAATCTTATATAAGATTTTTTCAAAAAATCAATTATTTATTTGCTTTTTAAATTAAGAAATTGTAATTTTATTAAGTTATAGTTTCTGTTAATGAATTGCTTAATTAATTATGGAAGAAAAAGAATTAGAAATACGGAAAAAGGAACAGGATTTTGGATTAGAATTACAGAAAAAAAAAGAAGACTTTGAATTACAGATGCAATACAGAAAAGAAGAACAAGAATGGAAAATCTTAAAAAGAAAAGAATATTATGAAGACCAAAGGTATTTTGAAAATATGAAATATACAAATCAGCAAAGTTTTGATAAAACTATTTTAACAATATCAACATTGGCATTAGGTATATCACTGACTTTGATAAAAGATAAATTATTATTAACTGATTTTAATCCATTTTTACTTATTGTGTCTTGGGTTTGTTTTATTTATAGCATTTCCGCAAATTTAATTTCATATAAAACTGCTGCTAATGCTTTTGAAAGATTAAAAAACGAAGTGGATAGAGCCGAAGGAGAAAACGAAAACCCTGTTTATGAAGATAGTAGTTCAAATAAATTAACAAAGTTTTTTAATTCATCATCTTTATATACTTTAATTATAGGAATTTTATTACTATTAACTTTTACATTAATATATTTAAAATAATATTATGGCTAATACACCTAAAAAAAGCATAAGTATAAAAATTGTTCCACAAGTAAAACCAATGGGAAAAAGAGGGGGAATGACTCCAACCGGATTTAAAACTCCTATTCAAATCCCAAAACCTGCTCCAACACCGAAAAAAAAGTAATTACTATTATTATTAAATAAATTTGAACTAATGGATAGGAAAGAAAATGGTTCTAAAATAATCAAAGAAGAAATCAGAATAAAAGTTGCCGAAGGAATGACAACTACTTCATATAAAAAACCTTTGATTATAAATAAATGCGAAAATCCAAAAAAGGATTCATCTAATAAATTAGTAGAAATATTTAATATAAAAACTAAAAACAATAAAAAATAGAACTTTAAACTTTAAATATAATAATAAAATGTCAGACAAAAATAAATCTGGTTCAACAACTTTCGGTGAAACGACTTCACCTTTAAAAACTTCAATAAAAATAGATTTTGAAAAAGGGCTAACTACATCTGGATTTGCAAAACCAATTACTTCATCTTCTTCTACGTCACAACAAAGTAATAGTTCAAATAGTAATAGTGGAAATTCTGGAAGTAATAATTCAGGTAAAAAGTAGAGTTTTATTTAATAAAATTTATAAATCTTTATGGAATATGACAAATCTGTTATAGAAGAACATCCTTTATTTAAAAAATATAAGGACAAAATATCAAAATATGGAATTGAAAGTTTTTTGCAAGATATTGGTATTTTTGGGAAAATTGTTCCTGTTCTTAAACCTCCAAACGAACAAGGAATTTTAGAACTTATTGGATTTCATATTGATTTTGAATATAGACTGAATGAAATGAAAGATGAAAACCATTACAAAATGAAAATAATTGATGACTTTGATACATATCCGACAAAAGATGCGACAGGGAATGTCATTATTTTAAAAGCATTTGAAATTATAAGTAATAATTCTTATTTCACTAAAAGAATTGATGAATTAAATTATTAATTAATAATTATGTCAAAAAGATTTTTCTTTTTGCTTTTAACTCTCTTTACGTTTTCCATTTTGTGTTATTCCCAAAATTTTACAAAAGAAGATTTATATTGGTTTAAAAATAATTGCATTTCTTCATCTTCAGATTTGAAATATGAAGGGAATATCGCACATTATTCTAAAACTTATTATTTCAATTCAGGTGATCCATTACTTGATAGTTTAAAATATAATTATGTTAGTTTAATTTTAAATCGTGCTTACGATATTAATGGGATAAATCCAGATGGAAATACAGTTGAATATTTGTCTTCATTAAATAAAGATAATTTTTATTTAATTTATAAAGGAAAATATTATACTGTTTTAAAAGATATAATTCCAATAAAAAGTTTAAAAGGTGAAAATTATAGAAATACATTCATTGTTTCGTTTGAATGGACTGAAGAATGATTTTTTCATTTGTTCTTTTATAATATAGGCAGCAGATTGTAGTAAATAATAAAAACGAAAGATGTTTTTTGCTAAATTATAAATTTGAACAATATGAAAATTAATTTAATGATAAAGGTTTCGGATAAAAACATTAAGCACATACAAAAAACCATAAAATACATATTCTATATTTTAGTTCTAATTAAAATACTACTGTTTATGGCATAAATACGAAAAAAACGGAAATAAAATTATGAAAATCTGTTTGCCTAATAAAATTCTTCATTTTTTGCTCAATAACCTTCAAAATATACCCTAAAACACCCTTTGTTTTGCTTATATAAGCCCTACACCAGCATTAAATATTTTTCAGACCCTTTTCCCTGAACCTTCCCCTTTTCGTTAAATATACCCAAAATCCAGAAAATTTTGTTTTTTCGGTTATTTGCGTCCGAATTTTTGCCCTCTTTGCATTTGACATTACGCTTATGTTTACAATAGATAATTAAACAAAAGAAGAAAGGGAAAATAAAAATGAAAGTAGAACAAGAAATAAAAAAAGAAGAAAAAGAAATATTAGAACAACTGCAAAATTTAAAAACAGATTTAATAAAATTTGTAAAAGATAATAGTAAAAATTTTAATTATTCAGTTCTGGGATCATTAAAACATATTTCAGATGAATTAAATGAAGTAAGTAAATTTATAGCAGTAAGATAATAAAAACTTTTTTAAAACTTAAAACCAAAAAAACAAAATGAAAAACACAAACACAAAAAAACAAAGTTCAGAAAAGAACTTAAACAAATCAAACAACAAAACCTTAAAAGAAAAAGTTTTAAAACAAACAATGTATTTGCTTAAAGTAAATCCTAACGGATTACATTATTCAGAATTGATTAATAAAGTTTTAAATAGAATCAAAACACAAGATACAAGGGGCACATTCAATAGTATTCACGGAGCACTTCAAAAAGAAAATGCAAAAGGTAATTTAAAGAATGTAATCAAAATTGAAAATGGAATCTGGAAACTTGCAGTTAGTTCAGTTTTAATTGCTTTGTTCTTTTAGGTGTGGCACAGTTGGATAGGGCATCTGAATTGCAGTATAAAATGGTGTTTTGATACCCGAACCAAGCCGAACCGAATCAAACGAACCAAATCAAAAACTTAAACAAAAAGAAAGTGATAAATAATAAAACAAATAATAAAAAAACCCTGCAAATTCAACATTCACAAGGTTTATTATTAAGTCGGGATGAGTGGACTCGAACCACCGACCCCCTGAACCCCATTCAGGTGCCCTAGCCAACTGGGCCACACCCCGAGCATTTATAC